GTAACAATATCTTTTTAACTAAATGAGCTCTTTATCTCATTTTTCACCAGTTTTATATATAGCTGGTGGTTGGACTATATCATAATTCATTTTTTTTAATACTTTACTAAAATATTCTCTATTTTTCATCGGATTTGTTTTCATATGGCATTTATGACATAAGCTAATTAAATTAAATTCATAATTATTCTTCTTGTCATAATCAATATGATGAACGTCTAATTTTTGCTTTAATTCTTTTTCATTTTTACCACACATTCTACAAGTAAAATTATCTCTACTTCTAATTTTGCCTTTCAACTTATCATTAAATTCTTTTCCATAATCTTCAAAACTTGAACCATTGTTCCAATTAGGATTTTTATCACCTTTCCAATACAAATTTTCTTTTCCTTTATTCCACGCTGTTTTACCTAACATTCCTCTGGGGTGTTTTCTTCCTTCTCTAAATTGTTTTTTACATCTATCACTATTCTTCCTTCTTTCTTCTGGATTATTCATTCTACACTTTCTTGAACAAAAATATCCTTTTCCTTTATTAAAATTACTACCACCAATTTCAAAATTACTTGAGCATTGATTGCATTTTAATAAATATCTATATCCTTTAGTTCCTTTAACTTTCCATTTTTTTAGAATTTGTCTTTGCATATAATTAAAATTAGTTTATATACTTTAATTATAGCATAGATTGGTATTTAGTAAAAGTATTAAATTTTTAATGAACTTTGGGCACTCGTGGCTACATTACTGTCCCATAGGACTCGGTAGCTAGTCTCTGAACCTTCAAGAGCATTACTGCTCAAGCTTGGCTGCTGATTGTCTTATATACGACCAATACATAAGATGTTCCAGCAATTCACCCAATTTATACTACGCCTACCTGTTTATATACCATTCAAGGCTCTACAAGCGTTAGCAAGAACAACATTGCCTGCTATTCTTGATACTACTCGTATAGCTGTTTGGTCACGAACAAACGCAGTCTCAGTATCCTGTGAAATTTTCACAGTCATTCTCTGTCTATCACCAAGCCAATATGTCTTTTTCAAATCACCAAAGTAAATTTCACTGTCTGGTAAGACGTTAGTCTCAATAACAGGGAATCCACTCAAAGTAGCTGGTTCTCCGATTTGATTTGACGGTTGCCATAGATACTGGTTATTGCTATCTTTAAGCTTTCTAAGGTCACGGATATTAAATCTGTGAACATAGAATTTAGCCTTAGTATGGTATTTGCCAGGCAAATCATACGTAAGATTAATAATCTCGTCATATGTCAAACCAGCGGCAGCTGTTCTAGCTGGAATTGTAGTTGCTATACAAGCCGTTACAATACCAGTTGGTTGAGTAGTACCATTACCACGCCAGATTACTCTGTCTTCCTCTTCACCAATTACTTCAGAGAATAGATTAATAATGAATTTGACAATGTCAACTTCAGTACTATCTTCAATCAATTCGTCAGAAGCATATAGGATAGCAGCCATTTTATAGACTGTTAGAGTAGCCTCACCAAAGTGAGCAGTAGTTGTCGATTTGGTAGTGTTCTCTTCTGTCCAAGTAACCTGCGGACGTGATTCAAGAGAAGGAATCTTCATAACATCCCGTTTCATAGGAATTATGGTAACTTCTTTTCTCATGTAATTGCCTTCTGCAATATCACGTATAATTTCCGCTCTAAATTCATCCATTTTTGTTATCGTGGCTTTTTTAATTACCACCTCTCTAGTTTTATATATAGCTAGAGTTCAGACTATATCATCATCTTGGATTTATTTTTTGATGACATTTTTTACAAAGAGTTTTACCAATTTTTATATCCCATAACACTTTACATTCAAATGCTTGTTTAAGTGTTTTAATATTATAATCGGTTATAATTTTAGAAAATTTATACAAATGATGTGCGTTTAGTTTTCCACACTAATGGTTTTCTTCCATCTATATAAGCTGGGTTATCTTTACCCATCATTTTGCCTATATGACTTTTAATCATCATTTGTCTATATTCAGAATTTTTCCAAAGTAAATGCGTTTTATTATTTTTTCTTTGCTTCTCTTTCGTTGCTTCTGTATGTTCTCTACCAGTCATTCCACATTTTCCTTCTGCATTTAATTTTCTTATTTTTTCACAAAATTCTTCTGACATCTTTTTACCTTTATTCCAAGGTATTTTACCAAGATGTCCTTTACTAACATTTTCTCTTTGTTTAATTGTCATCTTTGAACCTTTTCTCATATAATTAATATTATTTATTTATAATTTAATTATATAACATTTCAGCTCTAAATTCAAGAGTTGGACGCTCGTGGAGAGATTACTGTCCTAATAGGACTCGCTCTCTAGTCGTTGAACCTTCTAAGCCATTACTGGCAAAGCTTGGCTGCTGATTGTCCTATTTAATAGGAGTTTCCAGCAATTCATCCAATTTTAGTTCCCCAATGGGTTTAGTTTAGGGAATAGATAACCACCATCAGCGGCAGTACCTTCAGAAAGAGCTTTCAAAGCAGACTCATTATTCTGAATCATAGCTTGGAAGAAACCTACAATCTTTTCTTTAGAAGTTAGCTCGCTTACATCTTTGTTCATTAGGTCACTTAAATCTAAAAGAGCCTTAACTTTTGACTTAGCTTCAGTGTTTTCACCTGCTACTTTTTTTTCTAAAGCATCAACTGCAGTTTGAAGCTTATCAAGTCCAAGTTTGCTAACTACCTCTTGAGTAGCTTTCTCAATCTTGTCCTCAACTTCTTCAGGTTTTTCTTCAACAGGAGTTTCCTCAACAGGAGTTTCCTCAACTGGTGTTTCCTTAACTGGAGTCTCTTCAACAGGAGTCTCTACTTCTTCAATTTCCTTAGTGTCTGTATCAACTGTATACGTCTTTCCATCTATATTAACTATTTTTTTCATAAAGTTTATTTATTTTTAATTCTATCTAACGCAAAACTTGAATTCTTTGCGATATTCTGCAAAGCACGCACTATAAGTTGTTGTTCCGTTATTACGGATTTTTGTGCCACCTTTGAGTCTCGACCTTTTATTTTTTTATTATTAATAACCTCTATACTTTTCACAGGTTTTTCTTCCACTGGATTATCAGCCTTACTTGGTTCAGACAAATCTAGTAATTTTTCCAAAGCTGTAATAGCTTCTTTTATTACATTGCGATTCTTTTTTGAAATAACCCTTCCATCTTTCAATGAAACAATTAAATCATTAAGAATATCTTTTGTCTCTTTCTCTACCTCTGCAGGCTTTTCTTCTTCTTCTGGTTTTTCTTCAGGAACTTCCTCAACTTCTGGTTTTTCTTCAGGAACTTCCTCAACTTCTGGTTTTTCTTCGGCAGATGTTTCCTCAATTTCTTTTTCTTGTGGAACTTCTTTGCTTACAAATTCTTTAATCTGTTCACCAACCTCTTCTTGTTCTTCAGGTTTCATTCCTTTGGCAATAACTAGTGCCTCAGCATTAGCTGGGACAGCAACAGCTGAAATTTCTAAAAGTTCATGCTTACGACCTTCCTCTTGAGCTGGTATAAAACCAACACTCCACGCTCTTAGGATACCTTCTCTATACATTTGTCCTATCTCACGAGCTAACGGTGTTATATCGTGAAATACGGGGTCAAACAATACTTTTGTACCATCAACACGAATGTTTTTACCAATACCAACAGTATACTGTGGTCGGTAATCGTGTCCAGCTTGTAAAACTGGGTTTTTCTTCCACTGTTTAAAATTCCAGTCATTTACTTTTAAAGAATCACCGTGTCGGTCAATTGACTCATCAGAAGCAATCGCCGTCATTTTTCCGGTGGCATCTATTTCAGTTATGGCTTGAATTTCTAATTTTTCTTTATCCATAAAATTATTTTAATTATCGCCAAAATAACTAACCTCACTAAATTATTTTGAACTGTTATCATTATTTTTAATTTATTTGATTGGTTTGAAAATAGGAATTAAATCACATTCACAATTAGGATGTAATGGCGGTGCTGATAAATCTTCATAATCAAACACTACACCGTTTATACTTCCACCTTTATCTAAAAAGTTATCATTTAAACCAACCGTTGCACCTTCTAAGACAGCACACTCAGAACATGGATTAGGATTTGTCACCCATTTTTTACCTTCAACTAAACCAGAGTCTTTAAAAGCTTGCTCAGATGCATGCGTATTATATCTCAATGTCTCTGACCTTGAAATCATAAGAGCTCTACTATCCTCAGCATCAACAAATACAGTTTTAACTCTTTCTTTTATTTCATACATGTTTTCATTATTTGCAAATCCAAGAGCTATCTGTTTTTTAATATTACTATTTGTTGTTTCAGTAACTCCCTTAGCAAACTTTCTACTTGATTTATTTAAATACTTTTGTGTTTCTTCACTAGTTAAATCAACTACCATATCAGAACCAACTAATTTAAAAGCTTCATCACCAGCCTCTTTAAATAATTCAGAGAAAATCGGTAAAGTAGCTAATACGGTTTTATTTGTTTCTTCCTTGGTATTTAGTTTAACTGAGTTATAAATCTCCGTAGAGTCTAATTTTAAACCTTTAGTGTACTTATCAAACTTAGGCAATGTTTCACGCCTTTGTTTTCTAAATATCTTTATCATTTCATCAACAACTTTTTCTGAATACGATTTAAAAAGATTATTCTTTAACTTCCAATAAGTATCAACTTCCTCTTTACTCATTTTGCGTCTAGGGATAGCTTCTCTCTTTTCATCATCTTCATTTTTTTTGTATGCTTTATAAATACCAGCTTTTACTTGTGCGTAAATATCCTTTCTTGTTTGTTCTTTGTCTTCTGTCTCTTTAATGTATTCCTTACTTCTAGCATTTGTCTCTCTGATTCTACCAGAAAATAATCTCTTAGCTTTTGCTTCACCACTTTCTTTTTTAACAGGTAATACATTTTTAACTTTTCCTTCACCTTCTTCACCGCCACCTTCTCCAATTGGTGCTACGTTCAAAGGCAAATAAATTGCATCGCCACCTTCAACATCAGGTAATCCTTGTTGGCGTCTAACTTCATTAATAGTCAAATAACCAGCTTTAATACCTTCAGCCCAAATTTTTGCTTGTGTTTCTTCATCTTCAGGAACTGGACTTTCAAAATCTAAAAACATTTCTTCAGTACCAGGAAATAGCGGAAGTAAAAATTCATTAAGCTGTTGTATCAATCTCTCCATTTTTGGTTTGATTGTATATCTAGCAAAAATATACTGAGCTGTTTTTGCTGAAGCAAAATTAACTCCTTCTGTTTGTGATACTATTGCTTTTGGTACACGGAAAATTCCAAGTAATTTATCTCTACTGAATTTTTGTTGTTCTAAGAAATCCATGTCTTTCTGACTCAAACCAGATTTGCTAAATTCCATATCACCAAACAATACCATTAAATTATGTGCATTTTTTACACCTTTATATTGTTTACTAATACTGGTTTTTAATTCATCTTTTTGTTGGCTATCCATATTCTCAACACCTACAGTAAGCACTGCATCTGGACGAGCCGAATTTTCATAAAACTTTTTATTCCATTCTTCTGAATAATTATCTATATCTACAACTCTTGCAGCTTCTTCTAATGTACCAAGACCTCTAAACGGTTTTGCTGGGTTTGGATACTTAAGAAAAATTACCTCTTCTGGTGTAAGTATCACCTCTTTACCTCCTCCAATACGATATTTATAACCAGCTATTAATTTTCCATCTCCAGTAATAGGGGTAATCTTGTCTGGACTTAAAAAATAAATACCAGTAACCTTCCCACCTTCACGTTCCAAGAACCAAGGAGATTCTCCTGTTAGCTCTAGATAAGCTTGTGTCAACCAAAAATGGTCAAACTTAGTAGTAAATTCATTAACTTTATATAAAACATCTAAAACGTCATGTTTCTCAATTTCCTCCACACCATCTTTAGTTTTTTTATATAATTTCAATTCCAAATTTGCAACTTCGTCAGAAATAGAATTAACACAAGCTGCTACCCACCCCTTCATTTCTTTTAAATATACACCTTGCTTAGAATTATAAGAATCAAAACCATAGCTAGAAGCTTCATACCCAGCTGGTATGTACGGAGTCTTTGAATCATTATCAGAACTTGCTTTAAAAGCACTAGCAAGTCTTTTGAGTAAATTTTTTTGTTTTGCCATATAATTTAAAAAGCCCAAATATAATAATATTTGAGCCGTAACCCTGATAGGTTCTCGTGTATTAATTAGTGTCCTTAAACACAATAACACTCCACCTATATTAAGGGGAATAATAGATAACTATACCTGCTGATGTTATTATACACTGATATAACAATTTTGTCAACAGCTAATAGGTATATAAAAGTATTATTCCCCGATTTCTGCTAAATAACGCTCAATATTACGCTTATTTTCCTTAATAACCTGCTTGTAACTATAAAGTTTTCCACAGGCTGAACACTTGACTTTTCCATTACCAATAAAAGGCTGCTCTGTTTTAAATAAAACAACACCTCTAGTTTTACACTCCAATGTTGGGCAGTGCCATATATAATAGTTTTTCTTATCATCAATCTTTTTAATATCAGAGTCAAAAATGTTAGACATAATATTTTATTATCTACCTTTCATTAAATCATTAATAATATTCTGATATTCAGTTACGCTTATTCTGATATCAAAATTATCTTTAACCTCTTGTAGTTTTTCCTTTGTCTCTTTTTTTCGTTCTTCTTCGGAAACAAATTTTTTCAAGTCTTCAACATCATGAGCAACTGGCATACCTAAAGCCCAAGCTGTCACAGTTTTATTACTTGATTTATACTGCCACTTACCTTTACTGCTAAAAGGGTTTACGACAATATCACCTTCTAGAATATCTCTATTAATAGTCTCTATATTCCAAACCAAATTCCTTAATTCTATTTGACCAGAAATAGAAGCTGGTAAATTGAAACCTTTATCAGAAATAACTAT